ATCGCTACGGCGTCCTGCTGCATGAGGTTGAGGATGACCTTGCCGGTGTCGTCCGAGATGACGCCCTCAGTGAACATCTTGAAGTTGATGTCCTGGCGCATCCCGATGATCGCCTTCTTGAAATCGCCCGCGAGGATGAGCGCTCCGGCCGTCGGCATTTGCCACGAACCGTTCTCGACCTCGGTGATGTTGTAGCCGTACAGGTTGCCGCCGGGCGCTCCCTGCATGTTCGACTGATAGATCGGGACGCCCTGCGCGGAACGGATTCCGGCCAGCTTCCACGCCATGCCGGGCATTCCGGCGAAACCGCTGACGCTGTAGCCCGACTGGGCCATCAACATGCCCAACTCGGTGACGTCCTGGCCGATGTCAACACCGGTGCCCTCGACCACGAACTGCCCGGACTTGCCGGCTCCGGTGAACACAGCCTCGCCCCAGGTGGCGGGCTTGTTGATGCCCCACAGTACCGCCGCGTCGATCAGCGCGCCGACCGCCTCTGTGATCCGCGGCTGAACCTGCGACCACAGCGGCACGTCCGCGTCGTCCAGGTACGCGATCGGGATTGGCACGATACAGGCAAGTTCCTCAACGACCATGATGACGTTCTTCCACGCCATCTGCGAGGTCTGCTTCATGCCGGTGTCGCCGCCGACCCAGTACGCCATGGGCAGCACGTCGAGCACTGGCATCCGCTGGGTCTTTGACGACAGGGTCGTCCTGTTCATGAGCTGGAGAGCGGCCGACGACTTCGGCGCTTCCTGGATAATGGCTGCAGCGAGAGGCTGCGGCACGAGGGGATCGGGGGTGCCAGAACTGCGGACGATCCCCTCGTTGTAGATTCCTGCCATTTCTGGCCCTTTCGGTTATTGTCCGAGCAGCTGTCGGAACCATTCTTCTTGGGTTGCTGGCGCCGTGCCGGCGGGGGCTGATCCAGCCCGGAGGGATTCAACCGGACGTGCGCCCGGTCCTGGTGTTTGCCCGCCGTTCCGGCTAGCACTTTCTGTCAACTTCCCAGATGCTATCTGGTCCTTGATGAGCTGTTCGGCAATCGCCTGCGCGGTCTCTTCGATGACGCTGGAGATCATCTCTGCTCGCTCGTTGATTTCCTCGTCCGTGCCGGAGCCGAGGAAGTCAATGAGTTCTACCGGGAGATCGTTGGCCGCAGCCGCCATCATCCTGGCATGCATGTCGCGTGCCTCGTCGCGCTCGCGTTCCGCTTCGCGCTGAGCTGCCTGAGCCTTTTCGATCTCGGTCATATTGGCCTGATCGAGTGTCTTCATCCTCGCCGCTGCTGCAGCGTTCTCCTTGGCGCGCTTCTCGTGCTTCCGCGCCATCTCCTTCCAGTGAGCGAGTTCGGCGGCCGGATCAGGCGTTCCGCCCTCACCCTGGCCTTGCTCCTGCCCCTCACCTTCGAGCTGCTCCTGACCTTCTGGCAGCCCGGTGTCGCCCTCGCCCGTTCCGGGCACAGCACCATTCGCCGTTCCGGCGTCCGCTGCATCAGTACTCATAACGTCCCCTTATTTCTGCACCACGGTGACATTTACTTCACCGTTGCTTAGTTGTCCAGCATTTGCCGTACCGTTGTACCAGTAGGCGAATTGTACCGTATGCACACCAGGAGCCAATGCTAGGAAAGCCCATGTTCCGCCTACGTTCCCACTAGCGCCGCCTCCTGATGTCTGCGCCATAATTCCGTAAGGACAGGCAGTCTGGACCACGCCATCAAGAAGAATTGTTCCCTGTAGAATAGCATTCACAGACGTATTCGATATCTGTATCCGCCCAACCATAAGAGCCATTACAGATATATCAGCACCCGCTCCAGCGACGGTGAATGTAATAATGCCGCCATAGGCATGCCAAAGCGAGTCATTTGCAGTGTTAGCCCAGGCGACAGGGACTGTATTGTTATACAATGCTGTTGATCCAACAGCAGGTGCCGCAGGGTACCACAGTGAGGTACGAACGCTCCAGATATACGTACAGCTAGTCCCCGCGCCAATAGAGCTAGCCGACCCATTCGCTACGTTCGAGCCCGAGGCGGCAAATGTGATTGACCCCGTACCTTCATTGATGACCGTAATCGTCTGGCCATCTATCGTACCCGGCGCCATGATGACACTAGTAACTGCTGCGGCACCCGAGAACCGCGCCGAGGCAACATTAGCCGTAGCAATCGTGCCGCCATTAGCTGGAACACCCGCGCTAGCCGAGCTAGGCGTTAGCGCCAGCCCTTGTGAGAATGATGCCCTCAAGAAAGTAGACAGCGGCTCATTATGGTTGTTTATCGAATACGTCGGGCGGCCAGCGTACGAGCCAGTCCCAGCTGCCGCATTATTCGAGAATATGCAATTGCTAACATTCGATATGCCAGCCGTAAAGTTACAAGAAGCCGCGACATAGCCAGCAGTAGGAGTAGTGTTGACCCATGTAATGAATTGACAGCCAACAACATTGATGAAACCATTGCCAGCCCAGAACAGTTCATAATATGTCCCGGCAGTTCTGGCATTGTTGTAGAAGATACAGTTAATTACCGAAACAAAGTTCGTATTAGCCGCACCGCTACAATACAACCCATGATTCTGAGCCCATGCGAATGCACAGTTTGTAAAGCAGACCCTTGTGCCAGCGGCAATCTGTGTAGCGTAAAGACCTCCTGAGAAGAATGAATTCGCTACATAGATGTCACCCGGAATGTTTCCGCCACTAGCCTGAATAAGCAAGTCAGTCGTAGTAGCGCCCGAGTACGACCCGGCATCTACGCTGTCAATAAAGATACTAGCACACGCTCCGGATATGATAATTCCGCCGGTCTGATTACCCCAGATCGTACACTTGTCGATATTGACATGGATCGCGTCTTGTATATTAATGGCAGGGAACGTCTGGGCATTATTGAAGAAGCATTCAGTAACAGACGCTACAAGTGTAGTGCTACGAGCAGGATAACCCTGAAGATTTACCCCGCCCCTGCCGTACGTCGTAGTCAACCTGCTAATCTGCGCCCATGAACTATCACCTGTTGCATCAGTTAGGACGTTAATGCCGTAACCATTAGCCCATATAACTTCAACATTATCCGACTTGAACTGTTGTGAGTGTGCAACCTGAATGCCATCAGCGGCAGGGTTATTGCTCCATGTTCCGTTGTTGTACTGAATATCCAGATCATTAACGGCATTACGAGTTCCACCAGTAACAACAATAGCCGCTGCTCCAGCAAAAGCAGCCGTTGGACAAAGTCTTGTCCCATTACCATCACCAAGCAGCTCAACAAAATTCATCCCGTTGATGTTTAGCGGAGCTGATATCTTGTAGAAGCCGTAAGGCAGGTAAACAATGCCACCTCTCCCCGTAGCATTGCAAGCATTAATCGCAGCCTGAATAGCCGCCGTCGCATCCACGACGTTGGTGTTATCCGCACCATACTGCGTCTTGGCATTGTACCACTGAACCCCCGGAACACCCGCAGGCCCCTGCGCGCCGGTAGCTCCCGTCGGCCCTTGCGCACCCGTCGGCCCGGCCGGTCCAGTCGCTCCCGTAGCACCTATAGGGCCTTGTGGACCTACCGGACCTTGTGGACCCTGCGGTCCTGCTGGTCCTTGTGGCCCGGTCGTGTATGCAACAACTTTCGGCTTCGGCGGTACCGTGACGTTAACTCGGAAAGGTGATGTTGGCACCTTAACAACAACATCCACTGGTGTCGTCATTGCGTCACCTGCGGATTACATGTAACAGTACCAGCGGCAATCGTCGTGATGCTAGGCGATGAGAGCTGAATGTCCCACGCCGAATTCAGCGGTAGGTATGTCGAGTCTGCCGATGCTACGTGTAGGTGAAGCAGGTTAGTCGTCGTCGCATCTACTGTCACTGTGATGTTAGCGAGAACATTCGGGTCTTCAGGAGCCGGACGAATCTGGCTTGTAGGCTGTGCGTTAGTGCAGTTGATTGGGTTATTCAATGGATCTGTTACCGTCATGTCAAGAAAGAAATCATCGCCCTGATAGAAGGTCAAATTGATTTCAGCTGGCAATACAACAACTTCCTGTACCGGCTGAGTCGAATCCCTCGGCTGTACCGCAGAAGCAACAGATAGGCGAGGCGGACGGGCACCGCGCAGCCGAACCTGAGAAGTCGTCTCATCAACAATCGACGAAACTTCTGGCTCTGCCATCCGAACCCCTCCTGTCGGCTCTCTACGCGGGATTATATACCCGATCGGCCGGGAAGTCTAGCCCTAGCCCTTAGAGATTTTTCTGAGGACCTCTTCACCGGGAGCGTGTCCCGGCCAGCCGCCGGTTGCGTGCTTATGGATGTTGGCGCAGAGCCCCTTGACCATCCCCGGCGATACGTACTTGGAGAGCGTCGAGACGCAAGCGTCGAAGTCACCGGGAACTCCCCAGTGAAGCTTGGCTGCACCCTTCCCTGTAGTCCAGTACCGCAGCAGCTGCTCCGGCATATGAGTGTGCTCCGGAGGATCGGTACCCATCACACAGCCTCCACTAGCAAAGTTCCGAACCCTACTGTTGTCCGAAGGTCACCCGCGTCCACATAGTCGATCCTCCACCAGAATACCCCGGACACAGAGTTGTCTTCTGAATCGATGATAATCCTAGACATCGTCGCCCCAGGATTATCCGAGTCATCGACGACCGGCGAGGCATACACGATCGTAGACGGGTCCGTGTCCGAAGTCGCCCGATTCTGCTTGTAGTAGAACTCTGACTGCGCCCCGGTACCATCCGCGATGTTGGGATACTGGACGATAACCGTCACATCGTTGTTGACCGGGAAGTACAGCACCGATTGCTGAACCGGCTCATCCGGAATGACGCTAATGTTAGCGTCAATTATCTCTGTCACTATCCCACCCCTCCTGGATATAGACAGGATCAATCGCTACGAGTCCGATCTTGGTTTCTACAATCGGCCACCCGGACTCCGCATCGATGTCGGCAATAGTGAACTCTTGCCCGTCTCGTAGCAGGATGGTGTCTCCCCGGAATACCTCTTTCACTTGCCGCCGCCCTTCTTCCAGGAGTCAGGGATGTCCGAGTGCCATCCCTTTTTCTTAGCTACGCGCTTGATGTAGGCCCGCACCTTCGCGTGCTCTTCCGGTGTGTTGGGCCTAGCCCGGCCCACCGCCCGGATCGCGGCGTGTAGGGAGTTGGACGGCCCCGATCGTGTCTTGATCGGGAACCGGGGTGCGTCGGACTTGTTATGCTGCGACGGCGGCATCGCCTGGCCCTTGGCCTGTAGGCGCTTCCTCATCTTCTGTCCCGCTGCTGCTGTGTTCGCGGCTGCGCTCGCCATTCTTATCACTCCAGTATTGATCCCAGGCCTCTACGGCGGCTTTTCCACTTCGTCCTGCGGTGACTCTCGACCAGTCAGAAACAAGCCCCGCATTAGCCGGCTCCTGGCCACGGAACACAACCCTCGCCAGACACTGGCAACGATCATGCGCATTGAATTCGGATGTTGCTTTGTATATACCACTGCTAGCAGCGAGCCCAGAACAATAACTACAAGACCTAGGCTCAATGATACGCTCCCAGCCCAATGCGACATCGTCACCTGAGGCTGCACGTGCGACTGTATTACGGCCCCCATTCATCACAACGCGCATACTGGCGCCCATAAGGGCCGTCCGCGCCATTCGTGATGCCGCAGCCGCACTCTTCCCGTCATCTAGGAAGTGATAGAACTGCCCAACACCCATCGCTTGCGTAAAACCGGAGAGATAAGCAGGATCAAGAAAACTACCAGGGACAGTAGGCCCGTAGAAACCAGCAACAGCACGAGACAACCCGTAATAGTTACTAGCATCAGCAGCAGACATTTGATAATGAGTATCAATGATCCCACCAACAATTGGTTCTAGACGAGTCCACGAGTCACTAAAGTGCGTCGGGTCAACCATTTGCGTCCAGAACATCCCGATCGCCGAAGTTGCCCGCTTCCCGATCGCAGTCTGGTTGTTTTGATACCGGCCGAACAACATCTGCCCAGTTTGTGATGACGGAACTGGCATGTTCATGGTCCACCACCTGGCTGTGGACCTGGCGGCGTAGCGGCCGGGATAGCACCTGGAGGTGTGGGCGTCTCGGCCGCGCCACCCGGCAGGCTAGGAGCCCCTGGCGGTGCCCCGCCTACGGCTGCTACCGCCGCCGGTGGTGCTCCACCCGGAGCTACGGCCATCTGCTGAGAGATCATCTGCTGTACGATCTGCTGTGCCTTCTCGCGCTGAGACGCTAGCTGCCACGACGCAACGTCGTCGGCCGTGGCGCCGGGAATCCGCGCCCACAATTCCTCTTCCGGCACCCCAAGCTGCGCCGCGATGATCGCTAGTCCCTGAATCGTGGACCCGAACGCCCGCGCCGACGTGTCCCGCCAGATAACCTGGCCGAACAGGTCATTCCAGCCGTCCTTATTGCCTCCAGCGCGACTCGCCAGTCG